CCCTGACATTGGAGTTTGACCATCTGAAGCTACTGATTGAGTAAGTGCGTCAGCAATGTTTTGCATAGTTGTATTAGCCCAACTACTTGTAATAGTTGTGCCTGTGACTACTGGGTTACCAGCAGGTAAGGTATATGTACCGCTTCCGTTTCTACTCATTTTCTGTTCTCCGATTACTTCCTGATCGCTGCATTATTAACATTTTAGCTAATTGTTGGGCTTCATCATAAGATGGCAAAGCCTGTCTTATTGGCCCAGCAGGGGCAGCTTGTTGTTGTACTAAGTTGTTTTGCATACGGTTAGATAAAACCGCTTTTCTTGCGGCAGGTCTAGCCAATAATGCAGCCAAAGTAGCAGCACTTGTTGTTTCTTTATCATTGCCGCCTAATAATGATGCACCCCCTGTAAGACCTGCAACGGTGTAATCTAATGGGCTAATACCAATAGTGCCGCCAATAATTTCAGGTTTTTGTGCAGCTTTAGGGAAGGCTTGAGCAAATTTACCAATTTGTTCCAATTCTTCACTCATTGGTTTGCCTTTTTGCAAGCGTTTAGCAAACTCTTTAGCATCAATTGTGCCTGTAGTCTTGTTCATTGCATTTTCGACTGTATAAGTCTTGGCAATAAGCTGTCTTGCATCACGCAAAGCAGGAACTAATTTATCTTGTCCCATTTCTTTTGCGTAATTTTCTAATGTATTTTCAATTTCTGTGGCTTTAGATTTAAAGGCTTTAGCTGTTGCCAAATCTTCAGGATGTGCAGAACGTGCATAAGCGTTGTAATAACCTTCTGCATCTTTTCTAGCAATTTTTAAATCTTCAACCAATTTTGCAGGATTAATTTCTGCAACCGCAGCACGGTTCATAGTGCTATCAGCTAATACTGCTGGTTTTTTTGGCAAAGCCTTTAATGCTTCGTATGCCATTCCAGCATCATCACGAATAGTGCTTAATACTTCGGGCGTTAAAACGGTATCTTCAGGCAATCCTAATGACTTTGTTGCCAATTTATTAGTAACTTCTTGGTTTCTGACGCTAGCTTCTTGCAAGGTTGAAGCCTTGCCAGCCATTCCTTCTAACAGCCTGTTAACCATGCCACCGCCAGCTTGTGTAGGTGGAACGGTGTAACCTGCTTGTCTAGCTTCTAATACAGCATTTTCCATTTGTGGGCTTAATTTTGTGCCACGCAAAGCATTAGCCGCTTTTGATGCCATTTCTCCAGCAATAGGAAAAGCACCACCTAATGTAGTTTGAATAGCAATATTTTTGTTTTTAGCTTCCCTAAATTGTTCAGGTGTTAAACCGATTTCTTCAGGAGTTGCCAAAGCAGAGCCAGCACCAATTAAAGCACCTTGACCAACATTTTTAGTAAAACTAGGTATTGCTCCAATTCTGCCGCCTGTAGCAAAATAAGGTGCTGCTTGACCAACCATGCTTGCACCTTTTAGTAAATAAGGTGAACCTGATTGTTGTTGTGTACCTGTTTCTATTTGATTAATAGCATTAAGGAATTCTTCAGGTTTTGACAAATTTCCTTGTGAAGAATCGCCACCAAAATAACGGTTAACCGTTTGAGCAAGACCACCAGCATTTTTAGCTACGCCAGTAGCCACATTTACAGGCAAAGCGGCAGCAGTTGTTAAGGCTTTTCTTGCATAGTCTGTACCACCAGTAGTGCCTGATCCATAAGACGATGTATTTAATGGAATACCATTAGCGTCATACTGTATATCTTGTGCAGATTGAGTGTACATATTCCCTTGTTCAGGGGCATTGGGTACAAATCTTCCTACTGGGGCATCAGGCACGAATGGCATATTATTCTTTCCAAATTCCTGCAACACCATTAATTACAATAGGTGTGCCGCTTGGTAATTTTGCTTTGGCGGCATCAGCTTCAGATGTAAATACCATTGGTGATTTAGGTGCATTAGCAGTTGCAGTAGGTGTCAACATATTTGCAGGAACAGTTCTATTATGTGTTTTATACACATTCTCAATAATTCTATCTGCTTGCTTAGAAAGATCAGTTGCTTGACCTTGTAATGCTTCTTTGCTTGTTAACAAAGCATTTAACTTGGTTGGGTCTTTAACAACAGATTGCAAAATAGCGTAATCAGGGCCGTTTAATACGCCTAAGTTGTACGCTTCTTTAGCTTGTAACATCATATTGTTGTAAGCATTACCCATTTTTGCACGGGCATCAGGGTTTACCATATCTAAAGTGCTAAAACCTTGCAAAGTGTCTTTGTAGTTTGTAATAGCATCTTTAAGATTTGAAGCACCAGTTACTTGTTTAGTAGCAGCTTCAGGCAGATTTCCTTTGTTGCCTGTTAATTGCTGACCATTCATCATTACAGGAGCAAGCTGACCTGTTCTGCTATTCATTGTGAATATGCCTTGCGGTGTTTCAACGGTGCTAAATGATGGGTGTTCTACCTTAAGATTAGCGGCATAACGCTGATAATCAAGAAGCGAACCTTTACCGCCTGAATCTAAATAATCTTGATAGTTTTGTTTAAGTTCAGTAGGTTTAGGATTAATTGCAGCAATAGCAGATGGTACATATTCTTTGCCAGCACCTGTATAAGACTGTGATGCCAAATCCAATACTTTGTTCCAATCTTTAGCTTTAACTGCTTCGCTAACGGCTTGGTTTTCCATAGTTTTGTAATCACGCAAGTTTTGAGCAACTTTAAGTGCTTGTTCGTCACCTTTTTTGCCTAAATAAGCACCAGCTAATGTGCTAACTACAGGGGCTAATTGAGCCGCCCAAGATGGAGCAACATAACGACCACTAATCATTTGACCCTGTGGTTGTTGATTCTGACCCATAAGCATTTCTGCCATGCGTTGTTGTCTGTTTAATTCCTGTTGTTGCTGAAATACTTCGGGTGGCAAAGTGCCAAGATTAGCGTAGTCATTAGCCATAATTATTCCTTATTCAATTCCTGACAAGCCAGTACCACCGCCATTATTGTAATTGGCATATGGATTTTCCCAATTTGGTGTTTCTGATCCACCCATCATTTCAGGTTTTTTCTTACGCAATGCTTGAGCCAAAGCTAAAACACCTAAACCACCAGCACTTGTTCCATAACCTTGATATTGAGCCAATCTATTCGCATCACCCAATTGCTGATTCATATAAGCCTGTTGTGCTCCAGCATTTTGGAACACAGGTGACATATTTTTTTGGTCATCTTCCAAAAAATACGGTGCTACATTGGCATAGTATTGATTCATAGCAATCCGTAATCCACGACTTTGTAGCCGTCATCAAGAGTTTTGACTGCGTATGGATAAACTTGTTCAACTTCTTGAGCCATGTAACCGTAATGAACGCCATGACCAGCCAATTCACGGTCTTTAAATTCGTTTTTGTATTCGTATCTGTAAACAGTCAAGCCATTTTGAGCAACGCCAATTGGCTCAATGTTTTCTTTAGTGCGAATATCTGACATCAAAGCTACTGCACCTAAAGTGCCACCAAGATTCATTAAACCGCCAGTTAAACTAGATTGTGCGGCTGTAGCAGCGTTATTAGCGGCTGTATTGTAATTACCTTGTGCAGTTGCAGCACCTAATAAATCAGCACCAGCGGTAGTAGCTTGTTGCGGTGCATTAATAAATGATGGATTTTGTACTTGAGCACCAGTACGCAATGCACTTAAAGTATTAAGCGGCATATTGTATTGGGTCAATGCTTGGTTAAATTGTTGTTGCTGTGCAGTATTGCCCAAATTAGCGTTAGCCATTTGATTGCCAAACTGTTGTTGTGCAATAGCGTTATTTGCCTGTTGCTGTGCTTGCTGATTGCTATACATTTGTTGCAATGCAGGATTATTAGCCGCTTGTGCAGCCAATTGGTTTTGATAACCTTGTTGACCCACTTGGTTATTAAAGCCAACGTTTGCCAATTGATTTTGATTTTGCTGTGTAAGGGCTTGGTTAGTGAACTGACCGCCTTGCAAATTTTGATTAAACAAAGTATTACCAGCACTTAAACCCGACAATTGAGCCTGATTTAACAAATCATTTTGTTGCATACCTAAGCCCATTTTTGCTCGGTTGTATGCTTCAGTACCTTGTACAACGCCTTGATTAGCTAATTGAGCATCTAAATTGCGTTGTTGAATGTCCATTTGTGGCTGTAAACGAGCCATCAATAATTGATTTGCTCTATCCCAACCTGCCATGCCTTGATCTTGTAAACTGCTTTGTAACTGTGCTGCGTTGCCCATTTGGTTAAATTGTGGGCCTTGACCAACAGTTTGCAGATTAGCTTGACCTGTAAATGGTCTTAAATTGGCTTGACCTACGTTAGTAGTAATTGGTGCAGTATTTGGGTTAAAACCCTGACCCATTACATTTTGAACTTGCCCTAATTGAGCATTGATAGCTGACCCAAGACCTAAACTAGCGTTGTTTTGGTTATTTAAAAGTTGTTGTCCTACATCATTAAGTGAAGTTGTTGCTGTCCAAGTGGGGTTTCCATAAGGATCAGAACCTGTGACAGCGTAATTAAGATTTCCATAAGGAGTAACTTGATTAACACGGTTGGCAGCAGCAGCAGCCCTAGCAGCATCTAAGTTGCCAGCCGCAGTAGCTTGTGCTGCACCTGTATAGTCGGGGGCAGGGGGTGGGCTTGGTGGATCACCAAAGACACTATTGACTATATCCGAAACAAAACCCATATTACGCTCCTTTTACCTTCTTCAGCGGAGCATCAATGTCTAACCATTTGCATTGCTCTTTCCGCATTGTCAAAATTGCTAAATCCCCAAACACATGGGCATCTTCAATCAAAACTCTGTCAACAAAGCCAAGTTTTCGGCAGACTTTTAGGGATTGTTTATTATTCCCTGCAATAGTCGCTAGTATAACCTTAACTTTCAATATGTTAAAGGGGTAATCAAACATTGCCCATAACATATCTTTTGTCATCCAAAGTGGGTCTATGCTAGAAGCATGAAGATAACAAGAAGTTGGGGTAAAGTCCGAAAAACCGATGACAGCAATAATTTCACCATCCATTTCCTGACCAATACATTGAATATTGGCAGGATAAGAATGTTTCATACTTTCATCAAGCCATTGTTTAAGATAAACCTGATTTTCAGTAGTAACCCTACGCAATTACAGTACGCCCCCACGCTCCATTACATAGTCGGTTGATGCCCAATGCAGTTCAATATTACGGCTTACAGCGTTTAAGTTGACTGAACCGCTAAATCCTAGCCCTGTAACGCCTTGCCAAATCTTAGTGGTAATAAGGCCACCTGACCATACATTTTGATCCCATTTAGCTGTGTCCCAAATGCCCTCTGATTGGGTAGTTGGATTAAATGAAACTTGACCAAGCTGCGATTGGGTGTCAAAATCTACGCTTAAACCGCATAAAACGGCTGGTACGCCACCTGTAGATTGTAGTATAGGTCTTACTAAGGTAAAGCGTTTTAATTGACCTGCACTATCAAAATAGCTATAGGCTTGTTGGGCGGTTGCACTAATATTGTTGCCGTCATCAGATAAAGCACTATAAAAAGTGCCTACGATACCGTTGCCGCCAAAGTGCATATCAGCGTCACCTGAAACTTCCCAGCAATATCCTTGAATTCCTGTAAATCTAGCCCATGACTTAGTAATTGTGTGCATGACATATTGCTCAATTCCATTAGGAATAGGAATATTGAGAATAAGCATATTTTCGCCAGCAAAGTAATTAATTTGCCAACCAAATTGGTTATAGTAAAGACTAGCCGCTTGGCTAATTGGGAAGAAAATCTTGTCTGTGAGGTTAACTCTAGGGTCTAGACGGCTAGATTGCAATGCAGAAGCCAAAGGCACAAGTCCGTCTTGGGTTAGCAATAATAGATCGCCTGACCATTTAAAAAAGCATCTACGGCTAAAGGTTTGACCTAATTGCCATACGCCTTTTAATTGCCATGTGTCAGCATTATCAGGGTTTGTACCGTTATATACGATAACTTCGCCCATTGAAGTGACAAATACAGCGTAATCGTCAGCACCTTGACCAGCGTCAAGTGTCCATGTACCCATAGCCTGAAGATAACCAGCGTTACGGGCAATACTTCCAAAATAAAGTGGTGAAGCTATGCCGCCAATAGAATCTACAGGCAAATACCAGCAATTAAGGGTATCTTTTTGCGTGAAATAAAGGCGGTTTTTAAATAAGTTGACATTAATGAATGTATTACTGTTTACGCCAGTTATACCGATAGTGGTATAAGTTCCCATTACTGTAGCATTTCCACTAGGGGCTGAAGCCATCGTGTAAGTAAAGGTGGTTGGCCCTGTTACGGTAATAACATAAGTACCATTGAATTCAGTAGGCGTAGCCCCTGCAATCGTTACTCGATTATTTGTTACTAACCCATGTGCAGAAGCAGTAGTAAGTGTGGCCGTTAAGTTACCTGTGCCACCCCTTGTAATACTTGAAATAGTTTGTGCGGTAGTAGTTGTAGCTACATAAAACCATGCAGAACCGTCATAAATCATTACTGGGTCTACACCGTTACAAGCAATCAAAAAGTGACCTGCTTGATTGCTTAAATTGACTGACTGCAATTTGTCGCTACTAATGTTGCTAAATACTTTAACGGCAGGATTTTGCTTGGTTTCCCAAATATCTGTTCCTGCTGCCCCAAATAGCTTGTAAGTTGAACTACTAACTGTGTAGTTCATTAGGGTATTTACGGGGGTAGTAGCTTGATTTAAGTAAGTGCCTACTACGGTTGCATTATTAGCAGGGGTACTAGCCATTGTGTAAGTAAACTTGGTTGTGCTAGTAACCGTTATCTTAAATACACCGCTATATGCCGCAGGGGTAGTCCCTGTAATAGAAACATAAGCACCTGTAGCTAAACCATGTGCTGTAGCAGTTGTCAGGGTCGCAGTTGTTCCTGAATAGGTAATACTACTAATGGTTTTAACGCCAGTAGAAGTAGTCAAAATAGACGCTACGCTATAACCCTTACGCATTGTGACATCGGTAGGGGTAGGAAACCAGTTGACCAATTGAACAGCGTCTAAAGGCTGCATATTAGCCAAAGAATCCCTAGCGTTCCAGCCACCAATAGGTGCTGCAACAGAAGTGGTGTTGGCAGTAAACTTTTTAGCTACGGGCATAATTAGCTACCGTAGCCAGTATCAGGGATATTAGCCCAGCCAATAAGAACGGCACTTGGAGCAGGAGCAAATGACAAGGTTGCAGAACCTTTATCATTGGCTTTAGCTACATTCAAGTAACGTACATAGTCTTGTTGCAATGACGTAGTATCAAAAGACTTGATTTGGAAATACTTTAACTTAGTCAAAATAGCAATTACAGAATCATCTAAAACGGTTGTATCGCTGTCATTTTGGAAGCTATTTAAAACATCACCAGCAGCGTTTCTGACCCAGCCTTTAGAACGATACTCAAA